CCAAAGGATTCACCAAATGACACTATGCTAGTATAGGGAGAGGACGCACTGTTGGTATTGTTACCACAGTTGATAAATCTAGATCTTTGAAACTGTGTTCCTCTTCCTTGAGTGCTAATGAATGCTTGATTGGCTATTTCTTCAAAATGGCAATCATCAATGTGCCAAAGATTGCCCTGACCACTGACACCACCAATATATATTCCTGTGTCGCAGACAAAAAATTCACAGTGTTCGAAATCTACCACCGAATCAAATATCACAGTCTGCTGACATTCTACTGCTAGTGGTGTTGAATGCCATTTACAATCTTCAAACACCAACTTGTTGACCCTGGTGCCGAACAAGGTGTTTTCCCAAAATACTGATGCATTCACATTGGCGGAACCATCTGTGAATTCTGCCAGTACTGGTGTAATAGTGCTGATTGATGGGGCGCTGGGTGAAGACAAACTGGTCACTGTGAAATTAGATTGCACAGTGGCGGCCAGTGTTGATTCTGACTTAGAACTTATTTTGATACCGCCACCTACCACAATGGCTTCAAAGTTTGCACTAAATGTAGGATCACCATTTAATGTTCCTACTGCAATGTTAAGAGCATTTGAAAAAGTAGTAGTAACTGTTGTATTGATAGTTGTGCTGACACCGCTACCTGATACAACAATGTTACCGCCTATTGATGCTGTAGGAATAATATACAAACAACTGGCATTTTCTGGAACAAAAACAACATCACCTAGCACATAGCTAGACCGCCATTTCACACCTTTGAATTTACATTCTTGTGAACCAGTTATCACTGTTTGACCGTCATTGTGATCAATGGTTAAATTTTCTATCACAATGCCTTGCGGTCTACCAGAAATATCTTGAAATATAATATTGTTATCCCCGATTTCTAGCACAGTTTCTTGTGAATTTTCTCCCTTGATCAAAACATTGCTGGGTATAATTAGATCATCAAGAAAAAGATACACACCATTTGGCACAGCCAGTATTTTCTTGAATTTATCGTTGGAGTTTTTAAACAGTTCATCAATAGCAGTAGTAAATGCCAAAGTGCTGTCAGTTGATCCGTCGGGTATTGCACCAAAATCTACCACACTGACCTGTATCTCGTCTATTTTAGACTGCAATCCACGAGCAACACTAAGAGTAATTGAATTATCATCGGCGGCGAATCTATAACTAGCAGCCAATTCTAAAATATTATCGTGTTCTGTAAGAACTTTGGTGTTGCCCACTGCTGGAGCACCTTCAGCAACACTGCCGTTGCCTATGAATAGTTCTTGACTGTCAACTGCCCAGGCAAATTCTGCTGAACTCAGTTGTGGAACACCTATGCCTGAATTTTTTTGGCCTCTTCTGACCTGGATTTTCGAGATTTGAATTACAGCCACTTTGATATCCTCTATGTTCTATAGAGTATTTATCTACCTAGCTTGTAGTATTCCTCTACCTTGTTGAGCCAAGCATCCTGCCACTTGTTGAAGTCTTGAGGCTCCAGTGTGAACTGTTGGTATTCAAAATCCCGGCTGCACATAAAAATAACACCCTTACGAATATCTGTGCCGTAGACTTCATTATGTGCCAGTATGTAGGCCATTAGCTGTAGATAGTAATCTTCTACCCATTCTGCTTTCTTGGGCTTGTTGGTCTGTTTATAATCGCATACTGCGGGCTCGCCATCGTGTACTGCAACCAGATCAGTTGTGCCCGAGAACAAGCCTGGAAAATATAAACTCTGTTCCATGGCCCATACTTCGGATACTTTTGATAATCCGTTTTCAATAATAACATCGGCCATTTTGTTGGCCTGTACATGGACAGGATTGTTGCCGGGCTGTCGTTGTATGCCAGCAATAAATCGTTCTAGATTGCTGTGCATGGCTGTCCCCACGCCAGCAGCTTCTGTGGTAATTTGCTGTGCTTTTTCAACTCCCACTCGTTTCTTCCACTCGTTCAAATGAGTCATATCTTTAGTGGCACTAAGGATTGTGGTAACGCTTGGTAGACTTTCTCCGTCTGGAGTTTGGTAGACACGTTTACGTGTTACAGGATCGTTGATTTGAACACAATTTTTATATTGGAAACGTTCAATAAAAGGTGGTGGGGTAGTAATCATATACTGTATATATTACAGTAAAACAATCTCAATGTCAAGCCTGGGTGGCTAATTGTTGTGGAGCAGCACCGGCTGCAATTTTATCTACTTCAGCCTGGCTGTCTTTAGTGCCGTCTGGTTTTTGTGCTTGATCGCCGGCTCCGGGCACTTTGAGTTCAATGCCATCATCATTGAAATTTGAAATCATTGCCTGTACCGCTGGGCTAGAATCATACATGGCCTTGAAGGTTTCATAATCAGCAGTGAGCTCAAATCCGTTGGTTGATAAAACTTTGTTGAGGCCGTTCCAATTTAATTTTGAAGGAGCTTTTTGACTGGCGGCACGACCAATATAGTTTCTAAGAACCATAATGAATCGATCAATCTCTATTCCGGAGTTTCCGCCAAATTCAAAAAATCTCATTTTAAGGTGCTCAATTCTTTGGTAAGTTCTTGAATCTGTTTTTGCATTTCTTTGATCTGCTCTTGGATGGCTTTCTTTCGTTCAGCCATCTGCTTGGCCTGTTCAGCCTGCTGTTTGGCCATTGCTTGAGGATCCATTGCGGGGGCTGGTGGTTGTCCTGGTGGCTGACCAGCAGCTGGAGGCTTTGATCCTGCGGCACCGGCTGCAAATGTTCCCAACGGAGACGGTTTAGCACCTGGAGCAGCGGCACCAGGCATAGGAGGTGTTAACTCGCTTAGTCGAAAACCGCTGGTGAATTCTTGAAGTTTCATCCTGCCAATGCTCTCATCAAACGATTCTGGTGATTGATGCTTTCGCGCATCTCACGGCCTGCTTCTTCTGCACCACCTGCGGCTGGCTCAGCTGCGGCAAATTCATCACCACCTAATTCAGCATCAGTATTCATGGCATCGGGTTCAGCTGCCATGTCAGCTGCTGGCTCGCCGCCTAACATATTAACAGGCTGCTCTTCACCGGTTAGTGTACGTACTCCGGTGGCCAATGCTTCACGTGTGGCCTTGAGATTTTCCAATGCTGATTGAATTGCTGGAGCCACTGCTTCGATAAATCCTTTGGCCTGCTCTTGTCCCATTTCATCACGAATGCTATCACCTAACTGCAATAGAGTATCATTCTCCATGCCGCTTAGTTCTTCGATCCAACGGCCAACTCTGTCAACCATTGTTTTAGCTGTGACGATCGCAGAAGCTTGCTGGATCTCACCTTCTCTTAAATTGCTCATACTTTCTCCTTGTGTTCTTGATGTGTTGTTCTCCGGCAGTCTAGGACGATTATGAGTTCCACGTGCAGCTTCGGCTGCAAGACCTTTTCCTTGATCAAATGTTTCATAGTCTTCATCACTGCCGTGTCCTGCTGATGCTAGGGCATAACCATCATCAGTATCACCGCCTTCGTCATCTGATCCTTGTACAATATGATTAAGATTGGCTTCTAGGTCTTCAATGTATGGATCCATATTACGAAGTTCGCCACCTTCTTGATCACTATAGGAATTCCATACTTCATCAACCGCAGATTCAACATCACCGTTGCGTAAAGCTGCCATAATTTTCTCATAATCAGGATCGCCGTAGCCGTAAATCTCGTTCATATCCTCGTCAAACTTCTTGAGAAGTTCAACTACTTCTTGTTCGTCAAAGTTTCCACCTTCGTAGACAGTGTTGTCCACAATAGGCTCGTCACGCTCTGATAATTCAGCTACTATGGCATCGTGCATGAACTGGGCCTGCGACAGTGCATCATTTTCAACATTTTCATTGAAGCTGGAACTGCTGCGAGCTGTGTAGATCTGTGTACGCAGTTTGTTTCTGGCATCTTCCAGCTGTTCAACATTGAACGTTTCTAGGTTCAGTTTGCGACCAAAAGTCTTAAACATGCTTTCGTTCAGTCTTTTACTGGTTCTATTAATTTTGAAGAGATCTGTGGTTTTCATATTGGTTGATCCATAGTGATGTATTATTTATTCAGAAATAAGTCAAAGCGGTTACAGTTTCTTTGGCAGATAGAGTTTTATCTCTGCTTTCACAGTACCTTGCCCAAAGAGTATCCGCTTTTTCATAGTTTTTAGCTACTACAGCCTTTTGATACTGTGTTCTAAGAATCTGACTGTCTGTGAACCATTTGCCATATTCTTGGTCTAATCTGTAGATTTTATCTACGGTTGCAGAATTGGTATTTTTTGTCAATAAATTGGCCATTCTGATTGCTGTGGCGTTGAGATTAATGTTGCTGTAGATAACACTGTTGTGCCTATAAAGATGTTTTGTGGTTTCTTCACTGACAATTAACACATCACCAACAAGAATGCCTCCAGCCACCTTCAGTGGCAGAATGTGGTTGTCAGCTATGAGTCTGCGCTGTGCGTTAGCTACTAAATTCTCTAAACGCCGCTGTATGTTTGTCATAAAAAAAGGACCTATGGTCCTTATTTAAGTGTGGATGCGTTACAGTCCCATAAACTTGAGTAAGTGCGGAAAGCTAACTGCATTGAGCCAGCCTGTGCCGGCAGCAAAAGCCAAGGCAACCATTAGGTACATAGAGACTTTATTTTTAAAAGTCTGTATTTCTTTAACTTTACCCGCTAGTTCATTGTGCTGAGCACAACTTTCTTCATGCATCTTATCCAGTTGTTTCATAATGCCGTCACGAGTCTGATCTAGACAGTCATGCACATCCCTAACATCATTTTTAAGATCATCTACTTTTTCGTTTAGATTTTTTACTTCGACTTCAACTACAGCTACCCGCTCAGGTAGTGCAGTCAGTTGTGCTACCGCTTCTTTTGTGGCCATTGTGGCTGTTTCCTTTTATGTTAAGTCAAGTGCTCGCTCCGAGCCATGTGCCTAAGTGTTCTGAAATGCCTAATTGTTTTGCCTGTTAAATTATATTTATCCCACTTGTGCGATTTCATATATCCAAATGTTTGCACGATTGCCTTTGGTTTGAAATATCGAAGGTGTAATATCTACTGAATTATTTAACCGATTTATCACAGGAACACCCTGTAGGTCATCCAACAACAGACCCACTGGATCATCATCTAGTCGAAAAACAAAATCTCTTTCTACAGAAAATTCCCATATCCAATGTGTAGCAGCACCTTCTATGGCGTCAGGTAGTCTGCCTGTGTGGCATTCTGGGTCTTGGTCCCATTCCACATTTGACCTAATGCCAATGGCCTGTATGAGGCTGTTGAAATTGGCCTGTTGCCCTAATTTCAAATGATCTGTTTCTGATCTAGATGGGAGAGAACGTGTGATATCAACCACACTGACAAGTTTGAACAGTTGCATAATTATATGCTACTATTTAACTCTACAAAATTGTAGTCGTAAAAAAGCCCGGCGAACCGGGCTTAGTCTTCCCATCCCTGAGAATCTAACTATTAGGTCTGTAAGCTAGCGAAAGATGTTTTTTCAGTTACAGTAAATGTTGTTGAATCTGTAAATGTCCAAACGCCTGAAGATGTTCTTGAACCTGTGCCAATCTGACGACCTAAACGAATTGCAATTGCATCAACGTCTAAAGCGTGTCCGTCACCAACAACTGTTACCTTAAGACCGTTGGACTTCCACTGATGTATGGCTGCTGTAGTGCCAATTTCGTCTGATAAGAAAGATGCTGTTGCTGCGTTGATAGCAGAAGCTGTACCTGAACCTGACAGGACTCCTTCAAATATTTTTAGTTGTAGCGTACTTTGGATTGTACCTAGTGTTACTGCTGTAGGGTTTACTCTTGTGAATGTTGCCATGATATGTTCTCCTTAAATCAATAGTCCCGCTCCGGGACTGGCATATTATTTAGTCAGATTGGAAAAAACCGTGGTCTTAGGGTTATTAATCGGCTCGAAACGGTGTCCAGCGGTCACGCGGCACTAGTTTTGAACCTCCTGCAACATAGCCTTCACCGCCTGGTTTACCACCTGTAGTTTGCTCTATGTCGCCACCTGATGCATCTAGCTCACGAATTACTTCGTCTTTGGCTGCCATGATCTCACGTACCAGTTCAAACATCACATCCATGACTCCGGGATGTTGTTCGCTGTGTGCTGCAATCTTGGCAGCTTTTGCAGGAGTCTTTTGTTCAAAGGCCATAAACGCCTCTGTGTTGATATTGTCCAGTTGTTTTGTTTTCGATTGGTTATTAACAAAAGTGTAAATTTCACTCTGTAGATAGCCCATACCAGCAACGGGTGCTAACAATTTATCAATGGCCTGTTGATTTTTAGCCAATGCTTCAATAGCAGCAAGATTGTCTGCACCAACAGCTGGTCTATAGCTGACACTGGTCAGTCCGAATATTTTTAATTCTGGATTGCCACTGAACTGATCAGGATTATCAAAGTCTTCACCTGTCTTGTCTCCAAAGTAACCAAACACCTTGTGGGCGGCTACTGCTATCTTGGCCTTGGCCAATGCTCGACCAATTTCACTAGTGCCGGCAACAGAGTAAGTGGTTTGATTGGGAGTAAATGTAATTTTGCCGTTGGCGCCGGCATATGGTTTGCCAGGGTGGAATAGAATGTCTCCGTAGACATAGCCACGGAATTCTGCAGGTGTTGCACGTTCAAATATTGGCCACAGTGCTGCCATATCTCCGGCAAACTTCTCACGCCAGTCTTCGCCCTTGCCACGACTCATGATAAATTGTTGGAGTTCTTCTGGACTGGAACTTTTGCCTTCTTCACGACCCCAATTGTTTTTGCCCACCAGTCGAAAGGAGCCATCATCTTCACGTCCCCAGTACACTGTGGGATTGCCGTCCCACTTGATAGTGATACTGGTTTCAGGACTGGCTAGATCTTTAAGTATCTTGATGGCCTTATTAGCACCATTGGCTTCTGTGAACACAAGATCTTCTAGGTGGTTGAACTCACGGCCCACTTTCTTAGCGGGAGCTGCTGCTTCAGCTTCATAGATACTTTCGTTTTTCTTGCGGCCAGCACAATGCGCTTTTTGGCTAAATCCTTTGGGGCTGGCACAATTGATAGAGCTTTTGTATTTCTTGCTCCACGTTTCATCAAGGAATTCAAATGCTCTCATTTGACTCGTTCCATCATTTTGCGGAACCAAGAAGGTGTTCCTGTTTGCGCACTTTCAAACGAAATAACATTTTCCGGCAAGGCAATACCTTGCTTGCCCAATGTTTCTCTTGCACCTGCAACTAGTTCTTCGTAGTTGGGCAGTTTCTTGATGTAGTTGAGAATTGCATCTACTGATTTAATATCTTTAACTGTGGCAGTTTGGCCCAACAGCACTTTGGCAATTTGATTCCAATCGTTGCCATTGGGCAATAGTTCGTCAGTGGTAGCATTCAGTATTCCGTGCTTGGGGCTGTACTTGATGCCGCGGGCACGAGCAATTGAGCTCAATAGAATATGACGATGCTCACCTCGATATTCACCTTGCCCACCAATCATTGAGCCTTGTTGAAATTTAGGGTTAGCTGAAAACATAAAGTCTGCCTGTACAAATCCATTGTCTGGACTGCCTTTGATTGGCACCTTCCAGTGTACATTGTCGCCGCTGAGTTTGATGTTTTCTTTGCCAAATTGTGATATCAGTTTTTCAGCAAATGATTTCTTATCTACTTCGTTGGCATCCACTGACAGGTCTAGATCACCTGAACTGTTCTTTTCAAAGGTGCCATCCGGATCTTCTTTACGTCCAGTAGTACCCAGCCATTTAACAGGCTTTTTGTCATCAAGATGCTTTTCTTTGGTAAAGTCCAAGCCTGTGATTTTTTCAATGTAGAGAATGGTTTCTTCTACGTCTCCTGTGGCAATACGCTGTGTTAGCGATTGCTTTTCTGGGCCTTTGAATACGTTGCCGCCTTCTGACAGTTTACTGATCATTGCTTTCTTCCAATTTTTTCTTGAGTTTACGTGCTTCTGCTATTCTGCGGACACCACGTGTGAACTTTGCAGGGTCTTGCCCTTTGATTGCATTAATAAGCCTGCGTTCAAGTTCGTCTGCTGAAGCAGAATCATAATTTTTATGAATACTTTCCAATAGATTGATAGCTGAATTGATGATGTTGGCAGCACGACTTTCTATCAACGAATCAGTGCTGCGCACATCGGCAATAGAATTCAGTTCCTGCAAAATCGATCTGGTTTGAAGCTTCATTGAAATGTTCCTATTGTGTATTTAACTCAATTGAGTTATAGTATAACTAAACACTAAATGGTTGTCAAGAGATTGACTTTTTGTGCGGTCGCAGCATATAATGACTAAATACTCAGTAGAAACACTGAGTCTACATAAACACACAGGAAAACGAAATGAAATTCTTATCAGATCGAATGTTAGCTATTATGGAACGTTTAAGTGAAATGTTTCCAGGAACCAGTTATCAAAGCCGCTTGGATCAATATCTAAGTACCAAAGGCATTACCGATGCCGCACAGTTGGAAAACTACATCCGACAATTTAATTCTCAAAAGGAAACTTATCTATGAAAACAATCTTAAACTCAATCTGGTCAGTGCTTGAAGCATTTGGTCAAGCTCGTGCTGCCGCAAGTCTAGCACGTATGGGCGACATCGAAGGCGCTAAGGCAGTGTACAAGTGATCACTACATTACTAATGTTATTACGCTGGCAGAAAGAAGGATGGGAAGTACATCCTATCAATCTAGACTCTGAGTTCCACGGTTGGTTCTAACCGCTAAATATTGGCATGAAATTAGTGTACATACACGGTGCCAATGCCACCAGCGAGAGCTTCAACTATATCAAGAGTAAACTAGGCGAAGGCCTAGACCTTAACTATGACAGTCGCAATGGGTTTGAAAACAATCTAAAAGACATGCAGGTTGCACTAGATGGACACACTGATCTAGTGTTTGTTGCTCATAGCCTAGGCGGTATCTACAGCCTACATTTGGCCAACTCAATGCCTAGTGCTGTTAAGGGTGCTGTGACTCTAAGCACACCATATGGTGGTGCTGAAGTAGCAGACTATGCTCAATACTTCTTGCCATTTAGCAGACTAATGCGTGACATTGGGCCTAGCTCGTGGGTTATGAAGCAGGCTAGCCGTATCAAGATACAGCATCCTTGGACCAATATTGTCACAGTAAAGGGTCAAAGCCCTTTTATGCATCAAGCCAATGATGGTGTAGTGACCATTGCCAGTCAACGGCATCACGAAGATATGGAACTAGTAGAAGTAGATTATAATCACTATGAGGTTGTGCTCAGTGACGTAGTGGTTGAACTTATTAAGGAACGAGTAAACAAGTTCAAGAAATAAGTTGCTTTTAGATCATAGAGCATATATAATAGTACATAGAGAAAAAGAAGTATCTATGTAAACAGACATTACACACAGGAGATTAATATGTCACAATTCGAAATCCCAAAGCTACCAGAAGTTAAATTCAACAAGAACGGCTACGAAATCCGTACAGACATCTTGGGCATGGCCAAGAGCCTAGTACAAGACGACTTCCAAGCCAAATTCCAAGGATGGGAAATGACTGCTACTCGCGATGAGAAGACCGGTCAAATCGTTACTAAAGTAGACATGCCACAGTTTCCAGGACTTGACAAAGTTCTAGAAACAGCAGAGAAAATGTACGCATTTGTCAATGCTGGCGCTAACAAGAAATAAGCTATTAGCCGCATAGCGGTATTAAAATAAAAATAGTAAAAGAAAAGCCCCTTTCGGGGCTTTTTCTTATGTGCGTAGTTTGGCCAGTCTTAAGAACTGTAGAATTTGTATGTAGGTCCAACCTATGTCAATTTCCCACCAACGGTGTTTGAATTTGGCACTGGCTCCATCTGCGTGGTGATTGTTGTGTAGCTCTTCACCACCTATCCATATGCCCCAAGGCACTAGGTTACGGCTGGTGTCTTTGGTATCGGTGTTGCGATATCCCCACCAATGACTGACGCCATTGACCACACCAGCTGCCCAGAATGGGATCCAGATCATTTGAATACCCCACACTATCAGTCCCCACGGTCCAAAGAGCAAGCAGTCTATGACCAGCATTAAAAGAATACCTGAGCGACTGTGTGCGGAGTATAGGTTACGTTCGATCCAATCATTAGGGCAGTCCTTGCTCAATGAGTCGACCATAGCTGTGTCTTTGCTGGCACTATG